ATTAAATCGTTTCTTCTTACGAACTATCGAACGCAGAAAGTCATATTGCATCTTAACATCAAGATGTGGTCTGGAATTCATCTCATTAGCTGCAATCACCGTATCCATACCGTGTGACATAGACTTGTTTATAATGAAAGCGTTGTATTGTTTTTCTGACCACTCATCAACCATCATGTTTTCTTTAGAATAATTGATACTATTGGCAAAGTCAAATGGACTAATCGCTTTCTTCTTTACCTTGTAGTCTTCGGCATCATAAATCTTTTCTGGTTCACCCAGACCTAGACTCATTTGAATTCACAACTGGCCATGATGTCAGTAAGACAGGCAGTAAGGTTAATCTCTTGGTCTGCCACGAATGCCGCCTTGTACTGATAGTCTGCAATCAGTAACACCAGATGCGGTACTTGTTTGACCTTATCCAGAAGAGCATCATACACCTTTCTGTATACACCTTGTGGGTCATTGTCAACATTGTTCGCTACCCACTGTCGCATCTTGCGCCAATCCTTATCCTTGAGACTGTCTGTGAGTCCCTTGGTGTTAATCTCAGCGATGTTACTGAGGATACCCTCATCAATCTTACCACTCTTAGAGTATCTCTGGAGTTCATTGAGAACCCTACGATAGTCTGGGAAGTGTTTCATCAACAACTCAGCGAGAACTGGCGTGGAGTATTCGATACCTTCCTTGTCCAGTACCATCTTCATTCGTTCAAGGAACTTGCCTGCCATATTCTGTCGTTCACTCTTGTCGAGTTTGAACTCTATGACAGAGGTTCTACTGTGCAACGGCGCAATGATTCTGTTCTTGAAATTGCATGTAAAAATAAATCTGCAATTGCCGGAGAACTCTTCGATGAACGCCCTCAATGCTGGTTGGGTTGAGTTTGGATTTAGATAATCTGCCTCATCCAGAATCACAACCTTTGGTTTACCTTCAAAACTCACAGTGTTGGCAAAGTCTTTTATCTTAGTACGCAACACATCGATACCACTTTCATCCGACCCGTTAATCATAATAAAATCACAACCAATCTCATTGCAGAGTGCTTTCGCCACAGTTGTTTTACCTGTACCAGCACCCCCGCATAAAAGCAGATTGGATATCTCACCAGCCGATACAAATTCTTGGAAGGTTTCTTTCACCCTGTCAGGTAGCACACATTCCGCAATTGTTTGTGGTCTGTATTTCTCTACCCATAAATATTCATTCATAATGTTTCCTCTACTCAATGTAATGTTTCCTCTCGTTCAATGTCATCTTCACCGATATACGAACCGTGTTGTATCTCGATTATCCTTAGTGGCACTTTACCGACATTCTTAACTTGGTGCCACTGATAGGGTATTATACCAAAATGTTGACCAGATGTCAAGTAATCAAATTGATAATTTTGTGGTCTGCCTCGACTAGTTTTCACCATGGCCTGACCTTCAATAATATGCCAGATTTCACCACGATAAAAATGTCTTTGGTAACTGATTTCCTCACCAACTTCTATTGTTAGTAACTTAACCAATGCCTCCTCTTCTTTATGGACAACTTTGTACTCGCCCCATTTTCTTTGTACTATATTCACATCACTACTAGAATAAGACTTTTCGCCACCGACATCAAACACAAAATCTAAGTCAATGTCTAGTGAATCAGTGGCATCGTCATCCAGTTCTGGAATATTTTCTGGGCCACGGTCTCCTCCATTGACAAACACGAACTGGTTACCTTCGGTGCCGTGAGTTGATATTGCCGTGCGAATGAAATCATTTGCGGTATCATCACTGTCATCAAATGGCACTACATGGTCAACGCATTCTAGTTCCATTAGGATATCCATTCTATCATTGAAGGACATGAAGGGCGCACCTTTCTTTCTGGTCAACCACTCATCACTATTCAGTCCAACCGATAATCGGTCACCCAGTTGTCTGGCACTTGTCAGCATGTCAAGATGACCTTTGTGCAATGGGTCAAACCCACCCGACACTAAAATTAGTTTCATAATAAATCTCTCAGGGTTGCGCCCATCCCAATGTTCTTGGCATTGTACACTACATTATCATATGTAAAATGGGGCTTTTCAATTTGGAATTTGGGGTTACTAGTCTTATCAAACCATTTCAAGTCATGGTCTTTCGGGTATGTTCTAACCCAATCCATGTTTGAATGTTTCATTAACCGTTTCGCCTTCTTGTTCAGGGGATAAATGTACCTAAACATATACCCCTCTATTTTCTTTATGCCTTTATGCTTCATAAAATCTGAAGTTAACCAGAACACCTTTTCCTTGCCAACAAACTTTGCATTCTCTTGGCATAGTTTGTTTGTTGTTCTGGGGTGAACCTTCTCTCCATTGATGTCATACACTTGAGTGAAGTACTTGCCACCATATAAGAAATTACTGGCCTGATAGACATAACCACACTTGCCCATTATGCCATCAGCCATTGTATATAGAAACTGTTTTGTTGGTTGGTTTTCTTTAATCCATCTTATGGCATGGGATATCATTTGTGATTCTGAATTCTTTGGCATGGCATCGGTCATACACATCTTACCGATTTCCCAATAGTCTTTTGACTCTAGACCAGTAAACATTTTATTAATGGTTTGTCTAGGCTGAGTCCCCCAACCTAGAGTCAAAATACCAACACACTTATCTTCGACAAAAAACCCTAGAAAGTGTTTTGTCAGTCTAGGCATCACAGGTGAGTAATGATGCGTTTGTATAAAATCCTTTGCAAACTCCTTTGATAAAAGTTTTAAGTCATATGAGACTTTAGGCAAAAGTTTCGTCTGTTCCCAATCCATCAAATATATTCAACTCTAGTTGTTTGCCAATTGGACTCTCATTCTGGATGTATTCCATCATGGTGGCTGGGTCAGATACTTCATATGGGTCAAAGGCAATGTTATCATCAAATCCTTCTTCCACGAATGCAACCTCTACTACGCCATCATTAGCAAGTAACGAATACCGCCATGACCTCGCACCAAACCCAAGGTTATCTTTGCGTACCAACGCACCCATCTGTTCAGTAAAGAACCCACTGCCATCGGGAATGAATTTGACATTATCAACATCCAACCAATCAGACCATTTGTTCTGAACAAAACTATCATTGACGGATAGGCAATACACCTCATCAATACCAGCGCGTTTGAACATTTCGTAATTGGCATCATAGTCCGGCAGTTGATAAGCAGAACACGTTGGGGTAAATGCCCCAGGCACAGCAAATAAAACTACTCGTTTGTTTTTAAATATATCAGGACAGTCAACCATCTGCCAGACATATGGGTTATTCTCGGCATTCGCCACCATCTTCTCATCACGGACTCGCATATGAAAAGTCACATTGTCTGGTAATTTCATGCCAACAGGTATGGTTAGTTCACTCATTAATACTTTTCCTCAATTAGATGTTTGAACTTGGTTCAAGGGCCAAGTAATATGTGCGTTTACTATTTGTAAACTTAAACACCTTTTTCGCACTGACTGTCACTTCATAATCATCGGCAATTACTTTTAGGTTCTCAATGCCAAGTCGAGCATCAAACTCTAAATCAGCCTGTCCGATATCAGTTGTGAAAGAATTACTCTTCGGCGTATTGGGGTCACCAACACTCATAACTACACTACCGCCACTAGCGACAACACTAAGCACAGGCGCAGATATAACAGAAGCGGCCCTGTAGATTGTATTGATTTGTTCTTTGGTGATAGCAAATTGATAGAAGGTATCAATCTCAATTTCTTTGTCTGGTGCAGCCACGATGATAGAAGGTTCTGCATAGTAGAACTTAAACCTACCAGCATCAGACTTACAAATCAAGGATTCATTGCCGAATTCTATTTCGGTGTCTTCGTTCATAGTAACTAGAGACAAGAACTGGTTCAAGTCATAAATGGCAAACTCTTGCGGGAATGCCTCTTCAATTGTACCTCGAGCGAGGATTGACTTAGAAGCGGATACTGTTGATAAACTACTCCCTGCTTTAACAAGAAGATTCGTGTTAATAGTAGAGTAGTTTTTCAATAGCTCCAAAGTCGTTTTGGATAGTTTCATAATATATACCTTTCATCAAATTAAACATCATTGTAACATACTTTCAAGGCGGATGTCAAGCCTATATTTTAAACTGTAGCTACAGTTGTAGCAGCAGTGTGACTGTTAGCAGTCAAATAATCGGTATAAACTGACTCACTCAAATGGGCAGTTCCATTATATGGTGCAGCGGCATGTAGTGCAGCCTCTTCTACCTTGAATGCATCATATGCAGCCTCATCAGCAAAGACAGCATCCCATTTAAAGGACAGGTTATCTTCTGCTACTGTGAGTGTCACGGTTACATCAGAACGGGCATCAACCCAACTTCTATAATGCGCGGCATTGGTGCCGAAATCCGCATCAGCGTCTGATTTTAGAAAGTACCAATCCGCCGATACATCAGGGCGGGTGGAAGTGTATGTTGATTTATAAGCCATTTTATTCCCCTTGTTAGAATTCTTACTCTCACTATTTATAATAAAGTTGTCGGGAACTCAATACTATTTACGAGAGAGTAAGAGAGAGGCGCATTGAGCCCCGACAATCCGCTCGGCGGAAACTGGTTTAAGACTTTTCTAGGTCTCTAAATCGTGTACATGCAATGCGATAATAGCATAGTGCAGTACCTTTAATAAATCTTTACGGTTGTATCCTTCTTTTTTGCCGTATCTCTG